CACCATCTGATGCAGGATCAGCTATTGGTGCTGTTGTACATTATTTAGTTAAAGAAAGAAAAATAAAAAGCAAAATAACTAAGAACCCCTTTTTAGGTCCTATGTTTGATGTACATAAAATACGTCATGCAATTGGAAAGCAAAAATATAAAACATTTGAAAATGAACATAAGCTTAGAAGTTATATAGCACAAAAATTGTATGAAGGTAAAGTAGTTGGTTGGTTCCAAGGACATATTGAATTTGGTGCAAGAGCTTTAGGTAATAGATCAATCTTAGCTAACCCAACTTTTCCTGATATGAAAGATAAAATTAATAAAGTAATCAAAAAAAGAGAAGGGTTTAGACCATTTGCTCCTATGGTAATAGTTGAAAAACAACATGATTATTTTGAAATGATTGATGATATACCATATATGAATCAAGTTGTAAAAGTAAAAGATAAGTACAAAGATAAATTACCCGCAGTTACACATGTTGATGGAACGGCAAGAGTGCAAACAGTTTATAAACATACACCAACTCATGATTTACTAAGAGAGTTCGAAAAATTAAGTGGATACCCGATATTACTGAACACATCGTTTAATGTAAAAGATAAAACAATGGTACTTACACCAAAAGATGCTATTGATACTTTCTATGATACTGAAATAGATATTTTAGTAATGGGTAATTATGTTATGTATAAAAATTAAAATATGAAAAAATTAATCAATTTAGTAAAAAAATATTTTGCTGAAAAAAAAAGAAAAAAAGAATTTAAGAAAAAATTAGAGGAATTACGTAAAAGAGATCCATTTATTTATAATCATTAATATGGAATTAAATTTATGTATATGTTTATTAGCTTTTGATTGTTTATATAAAATTGAAGGTAACGAAAGATTTGTAAAAAATGAATTTTACACTAATTCTGCTAAAAAAATTATTTTAGATTTGAAAAATCATAATATAAAAAATATTATGATAATGACAAACAAACCAGAAAAATTTAAAAGTTTAGGTGTTGAAATCATTGAATATCAACCAACCCAATATTCATTTGCCGATAAACTTACTGTTTGTTATGAAGCTTTGAAAAAATACAACACTATAATTTATATGGATTCAGATTGTGTTATGGATTACGAAAAACTTAAAAATTTAAATATCGATGACGGCGTTACAATAATAGAAAATTGGGGGAGCGGTGATAGTATAGTTAAACATTTTCATAATTTTAAAAATAAAATAATAACAAATTATTTTGATAATCTTATAAATTATTGTACAGAAAATAATTTAAATTATAATAATGCTGAATTAATTGATGAAAAATTAATAGCGATAAAAAAAACAGATAAAATTGAAGATTTTTTTAAAATTTATTTTCAATTGAAACCAATAATAGAAAAAAATGATTATCTTTTTAAAAACCATCCAATTGGTCGAGGCGAAGGATTTGCATTAGGTATTGCAATAATTAATTCAGGAATAAAATATAACGGTATTTCACAAAAACTTATGGAAATGGGATTAGTACATACTTCATATGAGGATCATATTAAAAATAATTTAAAAGTAATTTTTGTTAATTGGACAAAACCATTCTTTTTTAAACAAGACGCTCAAGGATATAATAAACTTAAAATGTTTGATTTACCTAATGACGAATATGATGTTGTTGATTATGAGTTACTTATACAGGAAATTGCGGTTAGACGTGCAAAAAAACATATTGGTAAAACTAAACTATATACGGATTTAGTTGGGTACAATTTCTATAAGAAAAAAAACATGTTAGACTTATGGGATGAGATTGATGTTGATGTATTGGAAGGTTTTAATCAAAATTATTCTCATGTTAATCCGGGTAGATTTTGGACTACCGGTAAATCAATAGTTATGGGACAAGAACCCGTACCTTATTTGTTTTTAGATTTAGATTTTATTGTTAGAGGTGATTTACCCAAATGGTTATGGGATTATGATTTAGTACACACACAATGGGAAATACAAAGAGGTGAATTTTTTGTGTTCAAACAACAAGTTGATGATATTGGAGGAATTGAAGATTTTGAACAGAATATGATGGTCCCAAACACGTCATTTATTTTTATGAATGATGTAAAGATAAGGGATGAATATTTGAAGAAACATTTAGATATAATATCAAGGAATTATGATTATATACCAGAATGGCTGTGGTTAATTGCGGACCAAGGGATATTGGGTTATACTCTTAGAAAATTTAATTCAAAAGTAGAAACGATTGAAAATAGATTATATCTATCATATCCTGAATTACCAGTGGGAAAATCTGAAGTCGGTAAAGGACTGTTTTGGGTAAAAGACCCAAATAGAGCGGATCATATTGAAAATTTAAATTATGAGCACATTTGGTTTGATAAACACGCATTTAAAACTAATGATGAGTATCGAAAAATTAGAATGGAAGAATTAAATAAAGAGTTAAAAGAATTAAATAAAAATTCTACCCCCAAATTTATATAGTAATTTTTACAAAATAAAATTGCAAGAATTATGTAAAAGATATTTTTTTATATGATTAAAATCATGGTTTAAAATTTGTTTTTTTTAATTTTTTTTTGTATATTATATCCATGATATATTGGTTAACGGGCCAGCCTGGTGCTGGTAAAACAACATTAGCATCTTGGATACAAGCTACTTTTCCTAATAAATCTATGATAGTAGATGGTGATGATATTCGTGAAATATTTGTTAATAAAGACTATAGTGAAGATGGAAGACGTAAGAATATTGAAAAGGCACAAATATTGGCTAAATTTTTACATCATAAGGGTTATACTGTTATAGTATCGTTAGTTTCACCATACCGCGATCAAAGAGAGCAATTTAAAATTGAAATGGGAAAGGATTTAATTGAAATTTATGTTCATACTAAAAATATTAGGGGTAGGGAACAATTTCATGTAAATTATGAGGAACCCCAAACGTTATTTGTTGATTGTGATACTACCGATAGCAGTGAATATGTAACATTTTTAGAATTAAGAAGAAAATTAAAAATATAATATATGAGTAAGAAGTACGCAATGTATGTGGGACGCTGGCAGAATTGGCACAAGGGCCACGAGTGGCTTCTCAACCAACAATTAGACCAAGGTAAAAATGTTTGGGTAGCAATCAGAGACGTTGATCAGGATGAAAATAATCCAAAAAGTGCACGTGAAGTAATGATAAATTTAGCAAACGAACCTTTTTTTATTCAAAATTCAGATAAAATATTAATTTCAATTATTCCAGACATAGAAAGTATTAATTATGGTAGAGGAGTTGGATATGATGTAATATATCATGAGCCACCTGTTGATGTAGCTAAAATTAGCGGTACCGATATTAGAAAAGGAAATATTGATTCAAATGGAACGAAGATTTAATTGAGCTTAGTAAAATTTTAAATATTAAAATAACTTATTATGAAGATATTTTTGACAAAGATTCAAATGAAAGATATAGAAAATTTATACCAATACAAGAAAATAAAATAATATGATTGTACAAAGAAAAAGACATGTTGCTAAAACTATCTCATATCGTATCATAAGCACTTTAATTGGTTTTTTATTGATGTGGTGGATAAGCGACTCAATTAAAATAGGTACGGCATTTGGGGTTGCGGAATTGGTGTACAAACCTATTCAATATTATATTCATGAAAGAATATGGTATAAATGGATCAAATATGGTTTAAAAAAATAAAATGTTAATTGAAACACAAATATTTGAAAACATTCTTACAGTTGATGAACAGAATATTCTACTGGAATTTATGGTGCATAATTACAAAAATTGGACATTTATACCATACGTTTCTTTGTCTGTGAATGATAAACCTAATTTAGGACAGGTTGAATTTCCGGCATATACAATCGACGTAAATAAAAAAAATTTTATAAATTATAATAATATATTTACTATTTTAAAAAAAATAGAAATAAATGTATCTAAAAATGTTGATTTAAAATTTTTACAAAATTATCGATATAAATTAAATTGCCAGCCACCAATAGATATATACACCACAAATGACTTATATAAAAATATACATTATGATAGTCATAATAAACATGTGGTTATGATTTATTACGCAAATGATTGCGATGGAGACACTTTACTTTTTAAAAACAAAAGAGGTTGGGATATCATATCAAATAATAAAACAAAAAAAGAAGTACAAAATGGTATATTTGATAATATTGAATTAATACAATCAATTACACCAAAAAAGGGTAGGGTTGTTATTTTTGATGGTGCATTATTACATTCTGCTGGTTGGTCTAATACAAAAAACAGATATGCTGTAAATTTTAACATTATATTAGATGACAATAACAAAAAAATAAATTTAATATAAAATATGAACGAATTTATTCCTAATATATTAACAAAAGAAGAGTGTAAAAATTTGGTAGAACAATTTGATATTGAAAAATTAAATATGATATCTGCCGATGCTAAATGGTTAACTGGAAATTCATTTGGATACGGAAGTAAAAATTTACATTTTAATAAGTATATGGATATTTTGAAACCAAGAATGTTAGAATATTATCACGAGGATACAACTTTACAAAATGTCAATACGTATGTTAGAGAATATTTTAACAATTCGTTTTTAAATAAACATATCGATAGAACAGACATAGGTATAACTCTTACAATATGTTTAGAATTAAATATAAAAAATAAATGGCCAATTTGTGCCGAAATAGAAGGTGAAGATAAATGTTTTGATTTAAATGTGGGGGACGCTTTATTAATGACAACAGCATATAAAACACCACATTGGAGGGATGTATTAAAATGTAAAGAAGATGAAAGAGTTGTGCAACTTTTTATACATTGGAAAGAAACGGAATATAAAAGTAAAAAAACAAAAACAATATTATAAAATGGTAACAAAATATAACAATATTTTATCAAATGAATTATATGCAGAAGTGGTTGAATATGTTAATAATTTAATAAAAGACAAGCCGATGAAATTTACAATGTCTAATTTATTATGGGACGATAGACTAAAAGGAAATAGCGTGCCAATATCAAGATATGATTTCAATACGGGTGATAGTGAAATTGCAAAAAAATTAAAAAAAGAAATTGAAGATAAAATCCCATATTTTGTAGAAAATTTTTGCTTACATCTATGGCCAAATTTGAGTTACATTACTTGGCATAATGATAAACATGTAAAAGCGGCATTATCATTATATTTAAATGAAAATTGGGATGATAATTGGGGTGGATTTTTAATGTATGAAGATAGCACTGAAAATGAAATTAAGGCCATAAAACCCACAAAAAATATGGGTGTTCTACAAGAAGGTGGTGTTAATCACTCGGTAACAACTATAAATATTGGTGCCGATATGAGAATAAGTTTACAATTTTTTTTAAGAGAAAAGGTAAAAAAATCAAATACAATTATATGATATGGAAAAAATTAAACGACACAAAATAGAAATATCGGATATTAATTTTATTAAAGAAAATTATTTAAAATATGGTGAAATTAAAACAAATAAACCTATTAATAAAAAATTAGATAAAAACAATTACAATACTGAAATATTCAATTCAAATTTTGAAACTTTTTTTTGTGATCAAAATAACATAGAATTAAATAAAATTATTTCAAAATATATTAAAATTGAAAATAACGAGTTTATTCATAGTATGCATCATAATAAATACAAACCAGGTAATTTTATTAAAAAACATACAGATGGAACAGGAATTGGTCAGTATAGAACATTTACAATATTATTAAATGAAGAGTTTGAAGGTGGCGATTTTTATATTGACGATGTTAAAATACCAATAAATTATGGTGAGATGATTGAATTCGATGGTAGAAATTTGCACCACACTACACCAATTATTTCTGGAGAAAGAGAAGTTTTTGTAATAATATTACATCCTCTTAAAAAAGAAGCAAAAACAATATTATAATGTACCATAAATTAATTAAAAATATTCTTACGGATAATGATTGTGATGAAATTATAGATTATAGTTTAAAAAATTATATTTTAAAAGATGTAATCACCACTAATTTAAAAACAGATTATATTGATTATTCTTTTAATAAAAGAAAAGGTGTTAAATTTAAAGATAATAAATTTGTTGATTTAGAAAATAAAATTTTAACAATTGTAAATACGGAAAAAATATTTTCTGGTGTTATTTATGATCAAATTCCTGATTTTTTATTTAATCAATATAAAGAAACTGATTTTTTAAATTACCATAACGATAGAGATGAAATTATAAAAAATGCCGCCACTTTAACTGTAATTGTCCAGTTAAATGATAATTATGAAGGCGGGGAATTTTTTTATAAAATAGATGATATAGAATACGAAGTCCCAAAAATTAAAGGGAGTGTTTTTATATTTGATTCTTATATGCTCCATAAAGTATCACCAGTAAAATCTGGAATTAGGTACTCATTTAATACGTGGCCAACATATAGTAAAATTAAAAATAAATTAATTTAAAAAATATCATGTCATTTACTCACATTGAAATACCAAATTTTTTAACCAAAGAAGAATGTAAAATTTTATTAGAATTTTCATTAAAAAATTTAAAATTAGATACTGCAAGATATAGTCCAGAAGGTAAAATAGGAAATCTTAGAAAATCTAAAATACAATTTTATCCTTATTATGATAAATTTCCGTTTCTTTTAAATAAAATAAATGGAATTGTTGAAGAACACATCAAAGTAAAAGGACATGACTTGGAGTACAAAAAAGAACAATTTCAATTTACACAGTATAATGTTGGTGATTATTTTGATTGGCATGGAGATAAGGAATATGGAACAAAAGACAAATTAATTTTAGGTAGATATTGTTCAGTAGTTTTACAATTAAATGATGAATATGAAGGGGGTGATTTGGAAGTTGAATTACCAAACGGAGATCATATTGTAGTTAAAAAAGATATTGGTAATTTAATCATATTTTTATCCGAAATCAAACATAGAGTTACGTGCATAACTTCTGGTGTTAGGTACACATTAGTAAATTGGATAGGAACAAAACCAAAAGAAAACTATAAAAAGACATTATTATAAATAAGTTATATACATATATAGATATATAAAATTAACAAATTAAATGACGTATATTTCGTTATTTGTACTTTATAATAAAATAAAAAATTGTATATTTATATCATACAGAAATATTAAATTATGAGAACAGTATTATTAGGATCGGATTTAACATATGATTCCAACGGTAACATAAAATTATTAGAAATAAACACAAATTCAACTTGGGACGGGCCCGGAAAAATAGAAGATGATGCAGATGTTTTTGATTTAACAAGTCTTGACTCATTCATCAAAAATAATAATTTTACTGAAGTGCATTATATTGGAGATTTAGCTATTTTGAGTAATTTGTTAAAAACATATTGCGAGAATAATTCTTTATCATATACTTTTTATTCCGTAGGTGTAGATGCGATTACCATCCCATACATAGAAGATAATAATAATATTTTAATTATTAGAAGTGCATATGATACTACAGCTTTAGTGGATGATACTTATTGCGCTAATAAGATCAATTTTATGAATCTTATTAAATCCCAATCCTTTGGTTCGCAATTTGCATATATTGATGAGACAGGTAATTTACAAAACACCATCACAGATATTAAAGATAATGGTATTCACCCAAATTTTATATTAAAATATTCTTACCCTCATTATGATGTTGAGGTATATCCAAAAATGTTTAAAGTATCTAATCAAACGGAATTGGATAGCGTAATATCAAACAATGTTACTAATGACTACTTTTTAATGCCATATTATATTAATAGTGAAAAAACATACGAAGGACATCTTAAAGTACTTAGAAGTTTTAATCTATTAACCCCACCAAACTTAGAGTCAATACAAATTGGTCAGTATACTAAATTAAACGGAAATTTATTATTGGAAAATGTAACATATAACCCAACTACATTTGAAATTGATTCTTTGTATAGAGATAGTTATGTTTCTGTTATGGAACCATCTAATTATCCAAAAGTTTTAGATACGGATTTAATTGAATTAGCTGACGGTACATTTAAATCACCAGCTGATTTGGTGGTTGGCGAATTATTAAAAACAATAGATATTCCGAACCCAAATAATGTAGATACAGCAAACTCAACTATGGATTATGGTATAACATATGATACATTTATGAGTGGTACAACTTATTCAACAAAACCACTTTTAGCTAAAAAACAAGTTAATACATTTGTTGTACTTAATACTGTAACTTTTGAAGATGGTAGTACATGGTTTGATACCGAAGTTTCATCATATTTGATAAATAGAAATAATAATATAGAATTTGAAATGTTACAAAGTTTATTACCTGGTGATGTTATGTTATTAATTGATACATCGTCAGAGACTTTTAATGTTGTACCAAAAACTGTTCAGTCTATAACAAGAACAAGACAAATATTTAGTGGCTGGGAACTAACAGTTGAAATTCCTCACTTATTTTTAACAAAAAATCCTCAATCTACTGTTAATAGTAATTCATATGTTCAGTTTGTAGGTATAGAACATAACGTAGCCTGCCCAAGTGGTGCATGTTCTCCATGTTCATTACCTTGCGCAAGTTGTCCTAAAACTATACCTTATTGTCACGTTCCTGGAACTTGTACTAACTTAGCATGTTAATAAATTAAATCTAATAAAAATACAAAATATGTCAAAAATAATAACAGATACCGAAATCAATATATTAAATACAACATTAACAGAAGTTGGGGCATTAATTATTGCAGTTCATACTTCTTAATTGATTTATGTTTATTAATAATAAAAAATAATTTTAAGTGAATTTAGATTTTAAAGAAATTACGAGTGCGTGGTATAATAAATTTATTCATACTGACGCAATGAAAGAATTAGCTGATTTAAGATTGGCTATTTGTGTAGAATGTCCATTTAAAATAGAAGGAATCACAGGTTTACCATTTAGATTAAGATGTGGTAAATGCGGATGTCCTTTAAAAGCGAAAGTTTATACAGATAAAACATATTTAGATGAAGGTGGATCATGTCCATTAAATAAATGGATGGATATTGAAATAGAACATACAAAAAAATATCAAAAAGCGGAATTAACTAAGGGAAACAAAAATAAGAAAACTTTACTATAAAATGTCATTATTAATTAATAATGAACTAATTTGGGTATCAACACCTAAATCGGCTAGTACTTCAATATTCAATGCTTTAAAAAATTCAAAATTAAATTTAAAAAAAGTAGAGGGATGGGAATGGAATCAAAATGCGCATTTAAATTTAAACATACTAAAGAGAGAATTTGGTAATAAAGAAAGTATTTGTATAACCAGAGATTGGTTTCAAAAATGGATTAGCGCCTTAAACTATATATGGGACATCATTGAATATTCAACACCGTTTGAGACAATATGTGATTGGGAAGATTTGGATAATGAATTCATATATAAAATTTTTGATGAATCTTTTTTAAATACATTACATATTTGTAGTGATGAAGGTTTATTATATTGTTTTCGTAAAATTATTTTAAATTCCAATAACTTTGAGATGGAAGATTATAGGCATTGGTTTAAAATGATGGGATTACTTATTTCGGAAAAATACTATAAAAGTAATACTAAATGTACTTATGAATTTGATATTGTAAATTTAGATAAATTTGTTGATTTTATTGAAAATAGATTTGGCGAAAAATTAATATTGGAAAATACAAATATATCAACAAGAAGAAAAAATAAAATAATTATTGATGATCAGTTAAAATCTTTTGTTTATGAAAAATTCGAAAAAAGATTTATAAAAAGAAATGAATTAATATAATTAAAAACTGACTCTAAAATATTTGATAAAACATTTTTATGGATTATAAAGTTGATTTAAAAAAATACATATGTGATATACCATTTACTTCATTAGAAGTGCACAATAACGTTTGTTTTGTTTGCTGCCCATCTTGGTTACCCAATAGAATTGAAATGAATGAAATATCATTAGAAGATATGTGGAATAGCCAACCAATTATTGACATCAGAGAGTCAATATTAGATGGTTCTTTTAAATATTGTGATAAACAATTATGTCCTCATTTAAGTAAAGTAGTTAATCATGGCGTAAGTGCCAGCGGACCTGTACAGTTAAAAACGAATTATAACCAACTAACATCAATAGTTAAAAGTAATGCGCCAGACTATTTAGTAATGAATTTTGATAGAACTTGTAACTATAAATGTCCATCTTGTAGAGTTGATTTAATTGTTGAAAATAGTGATGGCCTCAAAAGAATTGAAAAAACAATAGATGAAATTGATACACATTACTCTAAAAATGTTAAAATTTTATATATTACTGGAAGTGGTGATCCATTTGTTTCTGTTAGTTTTAGAAATTATTTAAAAAATTTTAATCCCGAAAAATACCCAAATCTTAGAAGAATTCATTTACACACAAACGCGTCAATGTGGAATAAAGAAATGTGGGAATCTATGCCAAATATACACAAATATGTTACTACTTGTGAAATATCAATAGATGCTGGTACAAAAGATACATATGAAAACAAAACAAGATTAGGTGGTAAATGGGATAATTTGATTGATAATTTAAAATTTATTAGCACCATTCCTAATTTAAGTGTAAAGGCCTCTTTTGTTGTTCAAGATTCTAATTACATGGAAATGGAAATATTTTATCATTTAATGAATTCAATATTCGGTAAAAAGGTTACAGTTTTTTTTGGTAAAATCACAAATTGGGGTACTTTTTCTGAAGGTGAATTTAAACTAAAACAAGTATGGGATATTAATCATCCAGAACACGAATTATTTAAAAAAGAAATTAATAAAATATGGAAAAATAAAAATTTATTTCATAATTTATATGAGTACATCGACACCACTCAAAAAACATTAATATAATGAAATATTTAACTAATTCAATATTAAAATATAGATGTAAATTAGATACTTTAGATTTTTCTCCTAATAATACATATAAATTTATACCTGCAGATTCAGAAGACAAATTAATCAAAAATTTAAAATATAAAAATAACAAGAGCATTAAATATTATTTGGATAATCCTATTGAATATAGATTAAATAACGAAGGATTTAGGACACCCGATGATTTTAATTCGGAAGACGAGGGTAATGTTTTTTTAGGATGTTCTCATACATTTGGTATAGGTCATCATTTAGAAAATACGTGGTCATATAAATTAAATAATATTATTGGTGGAAAGTTTTGGAATTTAGGAATTGGTGGGACCGGTGTAGCAACTCATTTTAGAATTTTATTAGCATATTATAAAGAACTTAAAATTAAAAACATTTTTCATTTTGCGCCATTATATCCAAGATACGAATTTATAGAAAATGGAGTACCTTATGATTACATTATTGGTGAATATAAAGAAGAATGGAAATTAAAATTTGGAAATTTATTAATTAATTCATTATTAACAAATGAACAGATCGAAATAAATTGGATTACTCATATAAAAGCAATTAAAGGATTAGCTCATGAAATTGGTTGCAATTACTATTTAATTGATTGCGATGATAATTTACACAATGATGACGAATCTTTACAAGCTAGAGATTTAATGCACTATACTACTCGATCACAACATGAATTATATCAAAATTTTTTAAAATTATATGATTATAATTTATTTAAAAAATATGAAAATACACAACAGCCAATTACAGATATTAAGAAATATAATAATGTATTAAAAAGAATCATATAAATTATTGATTGTATTTTATTTTTTAAATTATTTTTGTTATATTATGTGTAATGAAAATACTTGCACATACTTGTTACATAGGAACAACTGGCTATGCCAATCATGCTCGTTCCTTTTTTACCGCATTAAACAAATATCATACAGTAAAAGTTAGAAATTTTACTATTGGGAATGGTTGGGAGGGCATGAATCAAACTCCTCACGATAAAGAACCATATATCACAGACAAAATGAAGGATATGTTAATTCTTCAAACACTTTTTAACAATACTGGTAGGGAAGATCAACCAATGTATGGTTATAAAGGCGATTATAAAGCTGATGTCCATATTGTTTTAGTGGAAATGAATCATTATTATTTCTATGAAAAATATGAAGGTTATAAAATTGCATATTGTGTTTGGGAATCAACTTTGTTTCCGGAAGATTTCTTTAGACAGCTATTAACATTTGATGAAATGTGGGTGCCTACTCAATGGCAATATGATTGTTTAGCGGCACAAGGTTATCCAAAAGATAAACTTTTTATTGTACCTGAAGGTGTTGATATTGAAACATTTAAACCAATCAAAAAAACACCAAAAAAAGATAAATTTAGATTTTTACATTTCGGTAGATGGGATTATAGAAAAGGAACAACAGAGATATTAAGAACATTTGCAGAAACATTCAAAGATAGGGATGATGTTGAATTGATCGCATCCGTTGAAAATCCATATCCTAATGATGGTATGAAATCAACTGATGAGAGAATTGCTTTTCATAAGATCGATTCAACAAACATTAATTTTATTAAATTTCCATCAAGAGAAGATTATGTAAAATATCTACAAGAAGGTGATGTGTTTATTTCATGTGCACGTAGTGAAGGTTGGAATTTACCGTTAATTGAAGCTATGGCTTGTAGTACCCCATCACTTTATTCCAACTGGGGAGGACAATTAGAATTTGCAGATGGAAGAGGTATCCCAGTAAGTATTGATGGATTTAGACCCGCAAACGTTGAACACAAAGATTGGCCTGGTGAATATTGTGAACCTGATTGGAATAATTTGGGAAGTCAAATGTTAAATGCTTTTGATAACTATAAACAGTTTAAAACTTTTGCCATGGCCGAAGCAAAAGAAATACACGACGACTTCAACTGGGATAAAATTGCTAAAGGTGCTTGCAATATATTGGAAAGAAATAAAAAACCTTTTGCGTTTGTAACCACAGGTAATTTGCAATATATGCCTGTTATCGAAAAGTTAGTTCAATCATTATTAGAATTTTCAGATCAAAAAATCATTGTTTATGGAGTGGATTGTGAAGTACCGTTTGATTACCCCAATGTAATTAAAAGAACTATTAATCCTCCAAAAATTTCAGAACATGATAAATGGTACTGGAAACAATATGCATGTTTAAAATCAATAAATGATGGTAGTTTTGATTATTATGTTTGGATTGATGGCGATGTTGTTGTAAATCATAATATAGACACGGTTAAACAATATTTTAATCGAGTTGGTAGATATCCACTTTCAGATATCCATGTTCAGGAAGAATTTTTTGGGACATATGACGGAGGATCACAACTATTCAATGAAGAATTAGCAAATAAATGGGGTGTTAAAAAACAACAACCATATATGCATGTTTGTTTCTTCATTTATAATGATGGTTCTAAATCATTTTTTGAAGCAATAGTTAATCATTATAAAACATTAATGAAAGAAAATCCCAAAGATTATAAAAAATATTTCTTGTGGAACGATGAAGGAATTGATAATGCTTTAAGATGGAAGAACGAATATAAAAATCATTTACCATTATCTAATTTTGACACATCATCATATGATGGTGATGAAGGGTTTATTGATAAGACATTACATCAATTTTATAAGTTCTGGAATGAAGAAGGGCCACAAAACTTCAATAGAATATTTGGTTATCAATATATACCAAAAGATAAATCGCAGATCATATATTTCCACGGAAATAAAAATGCTGAGATATCAGATAAAATGATTGAGTTTATTAAAATGCAAAGAGATAATTCGTTTTATAAATCAATGTGTTTTTATACCGATGTATATAAATTAGAAAATTATGAAAATCTATTTGAATATGAAGGTGCAACAATGCAAGTTGCGGAGAAGTTTGGTTGGGCTCCTGCAATATTTCATGAAATATATAATTTGAGAGATTATTATGCTAATAGAATAAAAAGAATAAATGAAGGGGATATTGTTGTTGATTTGGGTGGTAACATGGGCATGTTTAATAGATGGGCATATTCTGAAGGTGCGAGTAAAGTAATATCATTTGAACCAGACAAAAGATACTTTAAATTATTGTCATTAAATGCAGATCCTCGATCAGTATTATTTAATTCAGCAGCTGCACATGAAATTGGTGAATTAAATCTATATGAATCAGATCATTTAGGTGGTTCTAATGTATTTGGTATTAATGGTGTTGAGGGTTATACCGTAAAAACATATACATTAAATTATCTTTTTGATAGTGGATTAATAGATAAAATAGATTTTCTTAAGATTGATATTGAAGGTGCCGAACATGCGGCATTAGCAGGAATTAGTGATGAAAATTTAATGAAAGTTAAAAATATTGGAATGGAATATCATCATTCACATTTTAATTATGATGAAGATTTAAGACAAAGATTAATAGATAGGATGATAAGTTTAGGTTTTAATTCTTATCTATCTTATACTGCAACAGATAATTTACAAATGTTATATTTTTCAAGATGAGTTTAAATTTAGATAAAATTGCAAAATATAGGGGTACCGATAAATCATCTGACATACACAATTATTGTGTTAAGTACGAAAAATATTTACCCTTCAAAAGAACGGATAAAATAAACATTTTAGAGATAGGTGTTTTGAATGGTCAGTCTTTATTAACCTGGAAAGACTATTTTTACGAATCTCAAATTCTCGGTATTGATATAAACCCTGAATGCAAACAATATGAGGATAAAGAAAATAAAATAGATGTTGAAATAGGCTCTCAAGTAGATCATGTTTTTTTAAATGAAATAATGAGAGATTATGGGAAATTTGATATGATATTAGATGATGGTTCCCATATTAACGAACATGTAATTTTTTCATTTGAACATTTGTTCCAATCTGTAAAATCGGGTGGTGTTTATATTGTTGAAGATTGCGCAACATCTTATTACCCTGACTATGGTGGTGGTAGATATAAAAAAGGTACAATGATTGAATATTTTAAAGGTGTTATTGATGAAGTTAATTTTTTTGGTGAGTGGTTAGAACCCGGAGTTTTTCATACATCATTAGCTAGACGTGAAGATTATTTAATAGAACAATTTAATAAAAAAGGATACAATTATATAGGCACTCAAATAGAGTCAATAAACTTCCTAAACGGAATTATTATTATTACAAAAAGATAAATGGCACATACACAACAAAGAAACTTTTGCGAAAGAGTTAAAGAGAAATATCCAGAATATTTCACAAATAAAAAAATTTTAGACATTGGTTCATTAGATATTAATGGTAGTAACCGCGATCTGTTCGTTAATTGTAACTATACTGGTATTGATATTGGTGAAGGTAAAAATGTAGATGTGGTTAGTGTAGGGCATCTATTTCAAGGTCCAGACAATTATTATGATACAATTATTTCAACCGAAGTATTTGAGCATGACATGTTTTATCCTCTTACAATTCAAAATGTAATGAGAATGTTAAAACCTGGTGGTTTATTTCTTTTTACATGTGCCGCACCTGGCAGACCAGAACATGGTACAAGAAGAACTGGTGCGTTTGATGCTCCATTATTATTAGGTATATCAGAAGAATGGGCTGATTATTATAAGAATTTAACACCAGATGATATTATTGTTGTCCCAGGCTTCAATGAAACATTTCCAGACGCATATTTTGAGATGAAAAATGAACATCCATATGATTTATATTTTAGTGGTATTAAAAAAGAAGAAGAAAAAAATATTGTAAAATATAATCAATTTAATGAAGACGTTTTTATAATTGATTCTTGGCCTGATACAAAAGAAAAAGAAAAAGTTTTAGTAGAATTAATCAATAAAGTTAAAGTTTATGGGGCCCCTATTATTCTGTGTGGTCATTATCCAATTAAGCCAGAAATACAAAAATTAGTTGATTATTACATATTTGATAAAAATAATGATATTCTTTTAGAAAAAGATTATACTGAATATGGTGTAAATAGTGATAGATGGACTGATATGGGTAATGTCACATTAGTTAATAAAACTAAATTCCATCATGATTATGCTATTTGGCTCACAATGAAAAATGCATTTACATTAGCAAATCAATTAGGTAAGAAATACATACACTTTTTAGAGTACGATAATTTACCAGATGAGGTGCAATATCGACAAGCATTTATGGAGTACGTTAGAAATTGGGATGCTGTTATGTTTGAATATACGGAAGGTTCAACAAAAGAAAATAATCCATATAGCGCCGCTTATGTCTTCTCAATTAAAACTAACGTGGCTTTAAAAATGATTTCTTTAATTAATTCAAAAAATGAGTATTTTAAAAACAAACCTGATAGCTGGCAATTAGAAAAACAACTTTATCAATCAATTAGAAAAGTTACGGATAGAATATTTGTAAGTAAGTACATCCCAAATGACAATGAATTAAACATATTTGCTGCTTGGAATAGAAATGGTATTTTAAAAGGTAATGCAAGATTTCAAACTTATTTAGGTGTTGATGATAAAAATAATTTATACATTCATTTCATATCCGGTTTCTCCGAAAAACCGGCAGACAAAGATTATTTAGTCGAAATAATTTATAATGGATCTACTAACTTTTTCACAATTAAAAAGGGTGAATTTCATTTAGGTATTTTAGGTCAATATCAACAATATCAAGAAGTGCAAGTACTATATCAGGGTATTGAAGTATTTTTGGAAAAATTAAATCAAAACGTCGTTGAGTTTAGAAGAAACAATAAAGTTAGTAGAAAAAATACTAATACTAATAGACGTGTAAATATTAATTTTATTGACGGTGCTTATGTTGAAATTTTAGAAGAAGGTGAATTTTTATATCACATTCAATTTATTAATAAAGATACAAACACAATTGAATATGAAACTAACATAAAAAGTAATCATTGGTGTGCTGGCGCTAAAAAATATAAAATAAATTGGTTAATTAGAATTAATGGAATTGACAATGATTATTCTGAAGATTTTGAATATACCCCAAAAGGTAAAAGAGTCCTTATTGCTTATGAAACAAAATCTCTTGGGGATACTTTAGCTTTTTTCCCTTATGTAGATAAATTTAGAAAAGAGAATAATTGCGAAGTTATCGTATCAACATTTCATAATAATTTATTTAAAAATCAATACCCTAAAATAGAATTTGTTGAACCAGGATCAACAGTTCCAAATTTATATGCGCTTTATAGATTAGGTTTATTTATGAGGGAAGATAATGGAAAAAAACAATATGATTATGACAAACATCCTGCAGATCCAAAATCATTGCCATTAATGAAACTTGCTTCAGATATTTTAGGATTTGAATATGAAGAAATCAAACCAAAATTAAAAAAATTAGGAAAATACAAAAGAAAAAGAATATGTATTGGAGTCCATTCAACTGCGCAAGCCAAGTATTGGAATAATCCAAATGGTTGGCAAGATGTGACTAATTATTTAATCTCTAAAGGATATGAAGTAAGAATATTATCAAAAGAAGAAGATGGTTATATGGGTAATAAAAACCCAGTTGGGGCAACTCAACAACCACCAAGTGATTTAGAGGAAATAATTCGAACATTACAAGAATCAGAATTATTCATAGGAATTAGCAGTGGTTTAAGCTGGTTAGCTTGGGCGGCTAACATTCCAACAATCATCATATCGGGATTTACGGATGATAATTTAGAACCAAAAAACGGTGTATCAAGAGTAATAAATAAAAATGTTTGTACAAATTGTTGGGGTAGATTTGATTTCGATCCGGGTGATTGGAATTGGTGTCCTGATCATAAAGGTACCGATAGACAGTTCGAGTGCTCCAAAAACATTTCATCGGATGATGTAATAAAAGAAATTGATAATATTTTGTTTTAATTTTTTTAGATCCAAATAGTAATGTCGTAGTAATTATGTAAGTATAATACTACGAAAAAATGAATATATTTGACCCATTTATTACAGGATCGCTATCAGTTTCATCTTCCGCTAACATATCTGGAAGTTTAACTGTAGGCGGAAATTTAACAGTTAATGGAACCATGGGGTTACCATCAACTGGTTTAACGATTTCAGGATCAATAATACCACAAACAAACTTAGCGTTTGATCTTGGTTCGACATCAAATAGCTGGAGACACTTATATGTGGGTTCAGGCTCTATTTATATGAACGGAACTAAGATTATTGGATTGAACAATGACGGATCAATTCAATTAGGTACGTCCGTATTGCAAACTTCAGCAAGTTTGGCAACAATAGGATTGAGTGTCCCATCAGCAGGAACGGGTACAACAAGCAATAGTACAACGGTTGGTAACCAATCAATCACCGGTAGCCAATCTGTTACTGGAGCATTTGCTGTTTCTGGTTCCGCAAATATTGTAGGTCCAATTTCTGCAAGCATATTCACAGGTTCATTTACAGGTTCTCTATTAGGTACAGCAACAACCGCATCTTTTGTTACCACAGCTCAAACAGCTTCATTTGTTGCAGGTGCCAATGTATCTGGAAACATTTCAGGTAATGCGGGTTCAGCAACAACAGTTGCAGGTTCAGGTGTAACAAGTAATATTACAGGAAACTCAACAAATATAACCGCATATACAATTAACCAAAACCTTGGAACGGGAAATACCCCAACGTTTGCGGGTTTAACAATTCAAGGTAATTTAACGGCGCAACAATATATTGTAAGTTCCTCAGTAACTTATTTAACAGAAAGTTTTGCATCAGGTTCTCATAATTTTGGTGATAGCATCGATGATACACATAAATTTACTGGTAGTTTATTATTAACCGGCTCTGCAAGCATTGTCGGACCAATTTCAGCAAGCATATTCACAGGTTCATTTACAGGTTCATTACAGGGCAATATATCAGGTAATGCGGCAACTGTAACAACAAATGCCAATTTAACCGGTAACGTTACATCAGTTGGTAATGCAACAACAATAGCAAATAACGTTGTAACAAACGCAATGCTATCAACTTCAGGCGTAACAACAGTAGGTTCAACCGTATTAACATTAGGTTCAACAGCATCTTCAATAGCTGGTTTAACATCTTTAACCGCAACTGCACTAACTGGTTCATTACAAGGTAGTATATCAGGAAACGCAGCGACAGTAACAACAAATGCTAACCTAACTGGTAACGTAACATCAGTTGGTAATGCAACAACAATAGCAGCTGGGGTTGTAACAAACGCAATGTTGGCAGGTTCAATTGCCGATAGTAATTTATTAACAATTAGTACGGCGGGTAAAGTAAGTAATTCAGCAACAACCGCAACATCAGCAAATACAGTTTCAGCAATTGTTGCGAGAGATGGAAGTGGTAACTTTAGTGCAGGTACAATTACAGCAACATTAACAGGTAATATATCAGGTAACGCCGCAACAGTAACAACAAACGCAAACTTAACAGGTGGTGTAACAAGCGTAGGCAATGCCGCAACGGTTGTAACAAACGCTAACTTAACAGGAGTGGTAACTAGTGTAGGTAATGCTACTTCTATAGCAAATGGTGCAATAAGTAACGCAATGTTGGCTAACTCATCATTCTATGTAGGTCAAACCTCAATTTCATTAGGTAGAGCATCAGCAAATCAGGGATTATTGGGTATTTCTGCAATAGATTATCAATCTACATCAAATATATCAATCGGTGGCAGTTCTTTAGGGGCCATATTTCCAAACCAAATTATTGCCCAAAGTACTGTACAAATTGGTCAGGCGGGTGGATGGGGGCTTACAACTTCAACATTTGTAACTGGTTCAATAAACTGCTCTGGTTCAATAACTGCAACAAATGATGTTATAGCTTATGGAACTTCTGATGAAAGATTAAAAACAAATGTATTGACAATATCAGGTTCTTTGGATATATTAAAACAAATTGGTGGTTATACATTTGACTGGATTGAAGTTCCAGATGTTCATCAGTTTAAAGGGCATGATATTGGTGTAATAGCACAAGAAATTGAAGCTGTTTTGCCAGAACTTGTAACAACAAGAGAAAATGGATATAAAGCCGTTAAATACGAAAAATTAGTAGCTTTATTAATTGAAACAAATAAACAATTATTAGCAAGAGTTGAGGCTTTAGAAGCTAAAATAAACTAAAAAGATTATAAAATACTCACTATATATTAAAAATTATGGTGAGTATTTATAAAAAATATAATATCAAATAATGGCATTAGTTAGTAGAATACCATCAACAGGAAGCCAAATAAGTATGGGCAGGTTAGCACAAGCAATGGGGTTGGTTTCTTCAAGCGTCAAATTAAACGGAACACTTGGTGTTGCTCGTAGTAAATTATCTGGTTCAGCTGCTCAAAATACTAACATTGCGGCAAGCGGCACCACCCAGGAATCCTCAACTTTCGGTGGTATGTCTTCTTCATTTACTTATTAATTTTGTTTTTTCAAATTTTTTAATTATATTATTCTTATGGATCTAAGATATAAGAATCACCCATCAAAATATGAGTTATATTATATTAAATGGAATGGGATAAACTTTGATAAGGAAAAACTTATAAAATTTATAAATCGTTTAAAATTAACTTATTTTTTATCTTTTATTCCTTCATTTAGAAGTGAATATAAAATATTAAAACAAATTTTATTATCTTACGATCAAACTCGAATTAGAGGATTATTACAAAACGACGAAACAATTACAAGAATTTGTTTAATTGAGAAATGGGCAAGAATCGGTGCTATAGATATATTAACAACAAATGTTTTTTCAAGACCCACTTATATTGTAATAAGTAATTTTCCAACAAATGATTATCAATTAATTATGAAAAGAATTGATGAACATATTAAAAAAAATAAAGAATTATCATATCAATCTGATGATATATCAAACGACATACCAGGATTATGACCAAATCATTTTATAATGCATCTATTTGGGATACAAAGCCAGTTAAACTTTCTATTTTAGTACCAACAAGAGATACTGTTCATTCTCATTTTGCATATTGTTTAGCACAATTACTTAGAACCACTTCCGAGATAAATATTGATACTTATTTATTTTTTGATTCAAGCACAATATTATTAAATCAAAGAGAAAAATTAATTGAAAAAGCAAAAGAAATTAATTCAGATTATGTTTTGTGGTTAGATAGCGATATGATGTTTCCTTCAACAACAGCATTACGTCTTTTAGCACATAATAAAGATATTGTAGCCTGTAACTATATGAAAAGAACGAAAGATAATAAATCAGTTGCTTATACTAAATTGAATGATTGGGATAGCTGGTTACCCATACAAGGGCAAGATGGTCTTGTAAAAGTAGAAGGAGTTGGAATGGGGTGTATGTTGATGAAAACAAGTTTATTCAATGATTTGCAGAAACCATATTTTGAATTTACATATAAAGAAGATTCAGAAGATTGGTTTGGTGAAGATTTTAATTTACAAAAAAAATTACGTGATTTAGGAAATGAAATTTTTATTGATACCACATTGAGTACAGAAATAAAACATGTGGGAATTTATGCTTTTTAATTAATTTTTCTTTTAATATTAATTTTCATGTTCCCAGTTTCATAATCCCCCGGCTCATAGTGAGGTATTGATATTCTTAACATTAATAATGTTTGTATGTCTTCATCTGTAAATGCTGCTTCCTCTATAATTTCAACATCAACATCATCTGTTAATATAAATTTACTTCTTAAATCATAATTAGTGTTTTTTTGTTCATTATTGATATAATCATTCGGGATTTCCCCTAAGTTAATTTTATCAAAAAACGGTTCATAAACACCTATTTTAGATTTATTTCTTGTAATTAAACCCATTTTAAAAATTGGGTATTCAAATTTATCATCTTCCCAATATTTCATTTCACTAAATGAATGAATTGGTACCCCCCACTTTCTTAAAAAATTTCTATTAGAATTAACCTCAATCATTTGTCTATTATTTTTCATCTCATCACTAAATCTTGATGTCTGAGAAACAAAATGATATGTGATTGCTGAATCACATGTTTTCAAATCATATTCTTTTAATTTTGCACGTATTAGAAAATCATCATCTTCACAAAAACACGGAAAGAAGCTAAACCCATCAAACAAACCCACATCTTCAAACATAGCTTTATATCCACTCATGAAGAATACGGCACCAGGATACAAATTATTTTTATCTTTCCACTGCTCAACATAATTATTAAAATTTATGTCATCAAAATTGAGAAAACCTGTTCCAAGATCTAATATAACCTTACCAGGACGCTTATGGCCGGCAAAAATAGGTGGTTCTATTGTTGTATAGGATAAAACCATTTTAGGGGTTAAAAGTCGCTCTAATGCCTCTAAAAAGCCTTTCCCTATAACCATATCATTATGAATCAAAACTAATTTCTCAGTATCAACAATTTTAATACCAGCATTGTAGTTATCTGAAAAAGAAATCCTATCATCATTATGAACATATGATAAATTTTCATCATCTAATGACTCTAACCATTCTTTTGTTCCGTCTGTTGATCCCCCGCTACTGATAACTAATCCAGCGTCAGGATAGATATCACGAAGTCTTCTATAACATTCTTTGGTTAAATGTAAATTATTATAAACTGCAAGTACAAAACTAATATTCATTTTTATATTTTTCTATTTGATCACTGCAAATACCTATACATAAAGATACGTCATCTTCATTGATTTCAGGCATCACTGCGATACTATTTTTTATTGGTTGTTTTCCTGGATATACCCAAACATAACCTTTTGATGTCAATGTAAGTGTATCCTCCTCATGCCAAAACCAATGTAATCTTGCTTTTCTTACAAAATCTAATGATTCCACATTTTTACAATGTATCCACAAATTTTCATATCGATCAGCTAACCATTTATAATCTACCTCATATTGTGGTTCATCGTGTCCTAAATAAATTTTACCATCCATAACCCTTATATCGATCTCCACATCATATCCTGCGCTTATTGCTTCATCTATATAAGCAGGGTTATTTTCCATATTTGGATTCTTACCATTTATATTTCCTCTATGTGATATAAAATATTGCATATTAATAATTTACGTTTTTAAGTGTATAGTTTAAAGTATCATCAATAACAAATTTAATATCAACACTATCTAAATATTTTTTAAATACATCCTCAGCATTTTTACTGTTATTTAATATTTCATCAGTGTAAAAGTCTTCATTTGGAACCGCCTTTTTCATTGTATCATGGTCACCATAAAAGAATATGTCGCTAGGTAATCCATTTATTGGCGATAACTTACCATATATAGTATTCTCTTCACAAGTTTTAAAATCAACAATTAAATCTAATATGTCAAATCTACTTCTAACTAAAATATCATATGTTTGATCTGGATATCCCAATGAATTATTTATTTTTTTAAACATCAATAATGTATTCATTGCATTAACTGGAGTGTCAGTAAATTTTCTATCGAACTTTTCTAATTCAGGGTATGACTGTCTTCCCTCCATATCAAAATTAAGTGGTCTATATAGATTAAACATGGATTCAACATCCACAGCTCTATCATTTTCTTTTTCACCAGCCCAAAATGTTACATTCTCACCACTCATAATCCATGTTGATATATAAAAATCAACATCGTTCGTTTCACGAAATTTTTGGTTAGGTGATGATATTATTTTATCATACTCTCTTGTATGTCCAGCTAAACAATATGCTATTTTCATTTAATCTAATTTTGCTACGTAAGCATGTGGTTGATTATACCAACATTCTTTATATTGTTTAGGAAATTTGGTTTTATATTCATCAGGATATTTTAGCGTGTCAAAAAACATATCATTTGTTTGTAAAACTAAAAGATAATCATTCATTTGCCAACGAGAGCTCCATCTACTTTGAGCTCTTTTAATTGCTTGATCCAAAGTTCTATATGTAAATTGTTTAAATGTAAAGTTTTCAACAAATATTGGACCACTTGAATTAATTACTGGTACAGTTAAACCATGAACCATTTTATAACGTAAATTTTTTTTAAATTTAAAAAATCTATATTCTGGTTGTCCAGGTGCCATATAGTATTTCATTTTAGGTTCTATCAAATCACCATCTTGGAAACTCCATTCATCTTTTTGTGATGTATGTAAAAAAAAGTGTTGATTCATTATCATAACAATATCACCATTATGATCATTTAAAGCTTCTAACAATTCTAATGGATTAGTTGTCGGGAACTCATCCGGATGTAATATTGCGACCCATTGTTTATCATAAATAATTTCTTTTGCTTTTTCCCATAAAAAACTTCGTATTGAATCGTCGCTATTCCCTTTAATAACATTTTTATCTTTTTCATAAAATATAATTTCAGGAAATTGATCACATATTTTTTTACCCTCATCGTCATCACTACCATCTAACACAAGTATTTTATCATAATATTCTGTAACTTTTGAAAGATATTCAAATAAAATATCGTTCTCATCTTTCATTATCAGTAAGCCAACTTGTCTTTCCATAAAATTTTAACGTCCAGGTAATATATCTTCTAATTTATTTGCTTCCACAAACCACTTACTTAAAGTTTCAATATCATCATTTAATTCTTGATTTAATTTCTGATGAATTTCATTATGATTTTTATTTTCTTCGTGAGTAACATTATTTTTAAATGTTTTGTAACCATGCTTATAGGCGATTATATTTAATAATGACTGATCAACAGTATGATGATAAGTTATAATAGGTAAATCATTTAATTTTAAATTAGTTGCTGAATTAATCCATTCATTAATAAAATCTTCACTCTTTTTGTTTTTAGTAAAAAGATACCATGCGGCTAAAATATGCGGTTTATTTAAAAGATTTTCAAATATTTCCATTGAATCAGGCCATATCATTTTCCAAATATATGGATTATCACAACAACCAGGACTACTATTTTTGCGAGTATTACCAACTGAACCACATACATGACCATTGTATTCAACATATTTTAATAATCTGTCTATATTTTCAGTAAATCCTATTCTAAAATATTGAGAACTGTCATTATAATAAAGTATATCATCATCATCCATTAAATCATAAACTTCTTTTGTTAGAAATATTTTATAAGCACAATAATATCCATCTCTACGAATATATGATGGTCTATTAATTAAAGGTAAATCTTTAATATATTTAAACCATTCTTTTTTACTGATACTTTCTAAATTATGTGTATGAAAGACAACTTCTTTACTTGTTTTAGATTGTATGGAGTCAATCATTAATTTTTGAGTATTAGAGAATTCATATCCATCTCTACCTTTACCTTCTGCGTATGTTATAAAATGTAATTTTCCCATTATTTTTTATTTTCTAAATAATATTTTAAATCTTCTGGTGTTCCAATACCCCACATTTTTTCAATATTATATGTTTTAATTTTTTTACCATCTTGTATCGCTTCATTAAACACAGGACAAACATAAAATTCATTATTAACTCTAATATTTTTTTCAATCATTTTTTCAGCGTATTTTACGTAATCAGAGCCCTTAGCCCAATAATAAACACCAACTGTTGCAATATCTGAAATTGGATTTTTTTCCGCAACTTCAGTAACATAGCCGGACTCATCAATTTTAGCAAAACTCCATTTTGGGTGTGTTGCTTTAAATGTTAAAATGCCACCATCAACTTTTTGTTCTATCATTTTATACATAAATTCGTTACTATCCCATTCAACAAATTGATCTGAATTAGCCATAACTAAAGGGTCATCATTATCAATAAATTCTTTTGCCAATAAAGTTGTACATGCTGCACCTTCAGTTAAACTGCTTACTTCCACTATTTTGCAACCAGGTGTTATTAAATTTAACAACGTATCTAAATTATATTTTTCTCTATGTTCCTTTTGAACAACAAAAACGAATGTTGCATCTATATTCAAATTATCTACAACAACTTGTATCATTGGTTTTCCATTAACATCAATTAATGGTTTAGGGAACGTATATCCTGCTTGTTGAAATCTACTTCCGGCTCCAGCCATTGGAATTAAAACATTCATTTTTCCTCCCTGCCATTTTGGTATATCTATATTCATTTTATTATTTAATTTAACAAAAATTTTATCAAAAGTCAAATCCGTTGGATTGTCCACTCTTAAAACATTTGCACGACTTCTACTAGCGGCTAATAAACCATGCGGAGAATCCTCAACAATTAATGTCTCTTCTGGCAAACATTCCATCATGCTCATGGCTTTCCAATACATTTCGGGATGTGGTTTTGAATTCTTAACATCTTCATTAGATAATATCAAATCCATATATTCAATAACACCAATTTTGGATAACATAACCAAAACAGAACGCCTAATTGAATTAGAAGCGCATGCCAATTTATATCCATGATCTCTTAGTTTTTTAAATAATTCAATCATTTTTAGATCAGGTTGTAATTGAGATATCGCATCAATTGTCAGTTGTTGTTTTCTATTCCATATTGTTTGATAAGAACTAAGTGGTAATCCTTTATTTTTTGTCAACATTGTTAATTTCTGATTTGTTTTTAAACCATCATATGTTGACAAGTGCTCG